AATACTGCGGTATAATGGCAGTATATAAATGTGAGGATATTATGAATATTGAACAATTGCAAGAAGCGTGGGAAATTGATTGCCAGATAGATGATAACTATCTCGGTGAAACAACTACAGCTACTCCCAAGTTACATTCCAAGTATTTAAAATTACTTGTCAATGTCAAACTAAAACATACCAAACTCCAATCAGATTACAACTTGTTACGCAAGAATAAGTTTCGCCTATATCGTGGTGAACTATCTCGTGACGAATTGACTAATCTTGGCTGGGAACAATGGCAAGGTGTCAAACCATTGAAGAATGAGATGGATGAATTCCTCTCAGGTGACACCGAACTAAATACATTAAGAGTCAAGATTGATTATCTTGAAACAATGATATATTTTCTTGAATCCGTTCTTGGCCAAATCAAAGCCAGAGACTGGCAGATTAAAACTGCAGTTGAATGGAAGAAATTCTTAGCTGGTATGTAATGATTAAAATTGAGAAGTTAGACGAAGTTTATGTTAGAGTTTTTAGCGATGGTTCTATTGAACAAGAACTCGCTGACTTCTTTACCTATGAATATCCAGGTGCAAGATTTACACCACAATTCAGAGCAAGACTCTGGGATGGAAAAGTTCGTCTATACGATCAAGTTAGAAAAACTCTTTATGTTGGTCTAGTATCATATGTTGAAGAGTTTGCCACTCGCAATGGGTATGGCATTGAATACGTAACTCCTGTATTCCATCAAAACAATATCACACATGAGATTGTAGAAGACTATGCTAAGTCACTCAATCCTCATGGTCGTGGTAAACCTATCGAAATCCGAGACTACCAAGTTGAAGCAGTAAAGACTGCTCTTGATAAAGAGCGCACACTGCTATTATCTCCCACTGCGTCAGGAAAGTCATTTATAATTTACACAACGATGCGTTGGCATATTGCACACGATCGTAAATGTATCATTATAGTTCCAACAACATCTCTTGTTGAACAGTTATATACTGACTTTGAAGACTATTCATCTGCCAATGGTTTCAATACGGTAGGTGCATGTCAAAAACTATATGCTGGGTTTAGTAAAGACTTCACTAAAGATGTATTGATTACAACTTGGCAGTCAGTATACCTACAACCTAAATCTTGGTTTGCTCAGTTCGATGTAATCTTTGGAGATGAAGCCCATCAGTTTAAAGCAAAATCCCTAACAACAGTTATGGAAAAGATGGATAAGATTCGTTACAGAATTGGTACAACAGGAACACTTGATAACAAAAAAGTTCATCGTTTAGTTCTTGAGGGTATGTTTGGTCCAGTGCATAAAGTTACTACAACCAAAGCACTTATGGATTCAGGGAGACTCACCAACCTAAATATAATGTGTGTGATGTTGAAGTACAACGAAGAAATTCGTAAGATACAAAAGAATAAAACTTATCAAGAAGAGATGGATTTTCTTGTAAGTAATGAAAAACGAAATAAATTTATTCGTAATCTTGCAGTAAAATCTGAGGGTAATACCTTAGTACTTTTCCAGTATGTTGAAAAACATGGTAAAGTTTTATATGAATTAATAAAAGATAAAGTTCATGAGAATCGTAAAGTATTCTTCGTATACGGAGGAACAGATACAACCGATCGTGAAGCAATTCGCCACATCACAGAAGGCGAAAGTGATGCTATCATTATTGCTAGTTTTGGTACATTCTCCACAGGCATTAACATACCGTCTCTTGAGAATGTTATTTTTGCATCACCATCAAAGAGCAAGATCCGTAACTTGCAAAGTATTGGTCGTGGATTGAGATTGAAAGATGGCAAGACTAAATGTAATCTATTTGACCTTGCCGATGATTTGCATTGGAAGTCTTGGAAAAACCATACTCTAAATCATGCAGCAGAAAGATATAAAACTTATGCTGAAGAAGAATTTAAAGTTAAAATAGTAGAGGTGGATCTATGTTAGACGACAACGAATTCTATATTGTAATGAAACTCATATCAGGTGAGCAAGTAATGGCTGTCCTTAAAGAAGAGGATGATGAACATGTATTGCTTGAATCGCCAATGTGCATTAGAACCATTCCCATCTTAGAGGCACATCGTGAGCATGTAACGGCTCATCCTCTATGTCAATTTTCCGATGATAGAACTTTTGTGATCGCAAAGCGAGACATCATGTTTGTTAAGAAATTGCATCATCTATTCATCCCCCACTACCAACGTATTGTTGAAGAACATGAAAGACTTTCTTTTATATCTAAAGATAACAAAGAAGAGTTGCTCTGGGAAGATGATGTAGATTTAGAAGAAGCAAAGAGAAGAATCTTAATGCTTGAGGATTTAGCAAAAACTCCAAAGGATGAGAGAGAAGAAGAAAGATTTAGAGTCTTTGTTGAAGGAAACGATACAATCAACTAGAGGTAACGATCAACCCTAACACAGTGATTATGCCTCAAGTCAATTAAAAAAGCAAATTTATTTTATATGCAATTTTGCAATCCAATAAGATTTGTCTTTTCATCATGTTTGATGTATACTAATGAATAACTTGAATTAAATGAGGAACGAGTATGTATGGCACATTATGTAAATAACGCTGACTTTCTTGCAGCTATTGTAGAAATGAGAGCCAAGAAAAAAGAAGCTGAAGAGAAAGGTTTATCTAAACCAATCGTTAGCAACTATATTGGCGAATGTATTCTAAAGATAGCAACCCATCTATCCTATAAACCCAATTTTATTAATTATTCCTATCGTGAAGAAATGATTGCTGATGGTATTGAAAACTGTCTTCAATATATTGATAACTTTGATCCCACCAAATCCAATAATCCATTTGCGTATTTTACGCAGATTATCTACTATGCATTTTTGCGTAGGATTGCCAAGGAAAAGAAACAGAGTTATATTAAAGGTAAGTTAATTCAAGATATGCCTTTTGAGATGTTTGAAGTTCAAGAAGGTGATGATAAAGACTATCATAATGCCTACATGGATTTTGTTCAAAACAATAGCACCTTTGACGATTCATGGATGGATCGCAAAAAAGAAAAAGCAGCAAAACGAAAAGTTGATAATACATTGAATAGTTTTTTGGATGATGAAGATGACACAGGACATAAGACAGTGGATTCGTGAGTTGACAGCAGGACATAATATAGTAACAAGATCTTATCCTGCATTGGCTAGAAGTACAAAGAGTAAAAGAAGAAAACAAGGTAAGAAACTTATTAGAAAATATACATGGGATGCGTTTGATAACCAATTTGATTTGAGTAAAATTATGGATGATAAGAAAATATTTTTGGGTGTTTCTGATTTTGAAGACTTAATCACAGTCGAAATTATGAAGCGTCGTGTTGATGCAAACCTATCAACAGTACAACGAGAAACAACTGTTCTCTGCGATCGTCAACGATGGTCCAAATGGGCAGAAGAGCATTACAGTGATTGTCTGTTTGTTCAAAGTAATTCTTCAACTGGATTTATCGTTGAGGAAAATACTAACAACTTCATTAAGTTTGATGTAAACTCCAACTCAACTACTGTTCGTGCATTCGGTGATGCTGAATTTGCAGAAGACATGGTTGAGATTGTTGAATCTAACTTTGATGTCGTGACATCTTATATCGAATGGATCTATGGTGCTGATGGTAACTCCGTCAATGTTCCATTGAATCGTGATCGTCTCCCAACTGAAGAGATGTATCCATTCCTTAATGGCGAATCCCTTAATGATTACTACGATCGTTACATGGAATCCTCTGCCAACATTCTCCTTCTAATTGGACCTCCAGGAACTGGTAAAACTACATTTATTCGTGGTTTGCTTGCACATCGCAACTGCTCTGCAATCGTAACATACGATGCTGGCATTCTTGAGAAAGATGCATTCTTTGCTAAGTTTATTGAAGACGATGCAGAAGTTATGGTTCTTGAAGACAGCGATGCATTCTTGAAATCTCGTAGCGATGGTAACACAATGATGCATCGTTTCTTGAATGTGGGTGATGGTCTTGTTACAACCAAAGGTAAGAAGATGATCTTCTCTACCAATCTTCCAAGTATCCGTGATATTGACTCTGCATTGGTTCGTCCAGGAAGATGTTTTGATATCGTTACATTCGATACATTGTCACATGGTGATGCTAAGAAGTTGGCTAAGAAATTAAATGTTACTTTACCAGACATCAAAGATGCATACTCTATTGCAGAGGTGTTCAATGGACAATCTGAAAATAGTAAAAAATCTAGCACAAACAGAAAGGTAGGGTTCATTTGAAGGTAGCCATTATTACTGACCAGCACTTTGGTGCAAGGAATGATAGTATTGCATTCTTAGACTTCTTTGAAAAATTTTATGAACAAACCTTCTTCCCCAATCTTGATGCTAATAATATTACTACTGTTCTTGTTCTTGGTGACACATTTGATCGTCGCAAGTATGTAAACTTCTACGCACTTGATAGAGCAAAGAAAATGTTCTTCGATAAGTTGGAAGAGCGTGGCATTCGTGTTCATATGCTGGCTGGTAATCATGACACATATTATAAAAACACAAATGAAGTGAACTCTCCAGATTTACTTCTAGTCGAATACGGTAACATTGATGTTATCTCCAAACCAGAAACAATCGTAATTGATGGAACACCCATCTGTATGATGCCATGGATTTGCCCAGAGAACTATCAAGAATCATTGGATCAAATTAAAAACACTAAAGCCGAGATCTGCATGGGTCATTTTGAGATCGCAGGTTTTGCAATGCATAGAGGAATGGAATCACACGATGGACTGGCTAAAGAAACTTTTGAGAAGTTTGATTTGGTTTTTTCTGGGCACTATCACCATAGGAGTAGTGATAAGCATATTCATTATCTCGGAAATCCGTACGAACTTACATGGCAGGACTATAACGATCCCAGAGGATTCCACCTG